TTGTTTAGAGATGCTGTATTAGAAAAAGGTATCTTTGACAGTTTTATGGACAGTGCTATCAGCAAAAGGTTAATGTTGAAAGATATCACTTGTTACAAGCCTGGTGATTTAAACAAAATGGGTAACGAAGGTAAGACTTCTTGGGATTCATTCAGTTATACACTGCAAATGGCACATAATGTTTGGACACACATCACAGCAGTACAAGAAGCAAATAGAAAATATGATGAAGGTTTAAATCCTAAAATGTTAGTTGAAGAAAAATTTGATAGAATTGCTTTTAAAGATATTGTAAATGCTGTGTTTGCCACAAGCAGTAGAGATGAGGCTAACATGGTTATAGAAGAGTTTTCAAGATTCTGGATGTCAATAATTGGCACTAGAGGAGCAACAGGTAAGAAAACTGTCAACGCAAGTACTCAGTTTTCTAATTTATTTGAGGAGGCATAAGATGGCTAAAAAGAAAAGCAAAAAACTAAAAGCAGTACAAAAAGAGTATGATTGGTACAAAAAGAAAGTGGAGCAGATGGAAGACGAAAGAGGTTACGATAGAAGTTGGGACTCTAAACATCTTCTAGTAAAATTTAAAAAAATTAAATTGTTTTTAAAAACTCAGATTGAATACATGAAAAGGACACTTGGAGCATAATGAAAAGTTTGGTTGTTGGTTTAGGTTTCGGACAGTTGTACGTGAACATTCTTAAAAGGATGGGACATGAAGTTATCACTGTTGATATAAATCCTGATGCCAAAGCAGATTTTACGGAACTGACCACAGCCATTCAAGCACACACGCCTTTTGATACGGCTCATATATGTGTGCCAAATCATTTACACTACAAAACTGCACTAAAGGTAGCAGATCACACAAAGATTGTGTTTGTAGAAAAACCAGGAGTTGAAACAATTAACCATTGGCGACTGCTCACAAACCTAAATAAGTCAACAAGATTTATGATGACAAAGAATAATCAGTGGAGACACAATATCAAACAGATAGCAGAGCATTGTGACGCTAGTGACTTGATACAGATTAATTGGGTAAACAGAAACAGAATTCCTGGACCAGGCACGTGGTTCACAGATAAAAGCAAAGCATTTGGCGGAGTAAGTAGAGATCTTTTACCTCATTTAATGAGCATAATGATTTCAGCAAACAAAAACACATTTCATGATTTTAAAACACAGAAGTATAGATTAGAACAAAGATGGAATCTAAATGATTGTACTGGCACTGATTATGGTGTAGTAAAGAAAGACGGAGTGTATGATGTTGACGATTCAGCAGTGATGGAGTTGACAGATGGTGAAAAAACCTATATACTATATGCCAACTGGAAAAGCAACTTGATGGACGATGTCGCAGTACATTTTTATAAAAATGGTGAGTCGCATTTAAAATCTATTCAATTAGGATTGTGTCCAGAAGAAGCATATGAAAACATGATTAAAGATTGTTTGATACATTTGGAAGATGATATGTTTTGGAATAATCAACTAGAACAAGATTTATGGATTCAGGAAAAAATAAATGACAACAGTAAAAATATTACACACTAAAGGCAATGGAGCGTTCGAAGAAGGAGACTTCGACGTGCCTGATATAAAGCCTGATCAGATAAGAGTGAAAAGTATCTATACAGGTGTTTGTAGAAGTGATATAGACATGATGAATGGTGACTTTGGTCCACTACCATTGAATATGCAAGGACATGAAGGTTTAGGTGAAGTATTAGAAATAGGTACTGATGTGAATGATGTAGCAGTAGGTGATTATGTAGCCACAAGAGGAGAGCCTGCGTATGCTGATCAATACAATGCTGACAAAGGAACTTATGTGAGTGTTCCTGAAGCAGACCCTAAATACATCATAGAACCAGTTGCTTGTGGTCTTAATGTAGTCATGCAGGAAGAAGAACAGTTTGAAAAACGTAATAGTAAAGAATCAAGAATTGCCATAATAGGCAGTGGGTTTCTTTCTTGGGTAGTATACCAATATCTAAATGCCAATTATTTCTTTCAAATAGATGTAATAGGCAGTCACAATAAAGAACGTTGGGGTAAAAATCTTAAAGATAATTTTGATGGCACTTATGATATTGTGATAGATTTAAACACTAGAGATGAAGTGTTTACGAGAGACATTATTAAACCACAAGGACTACTTGTGATAGGAGCAGAAAAAACAAACAAAATTACAACATCTTTTAGTAAACTTTTATGGAACGCAGTCACAGTAGTATTTCCATCTCCTAGACAAAAACATTTTCAACGTTGTATGAAGATGGCTGTGAACATGATTGAAAAAGAGGCTCTTAATATAGATAAGTTTTGGAGCAAAGGATATGATAGAAAAACAGAATGGCAAGATGCTTTTAAAGAAGGCAATCAAAGAATGCCTGGATACAGCAGAGGATATATAGAATGGCTTTAGACACAGCAAAAAGAAAACAGGTTATCTATTTTACAGGTACAGAGATTGAAAACACAGTGGCAAAAGGTTGGCAAACACTTTTTGTTGTGGGCATAAGACCTGTTGATGAAATAGCCAAATTGGCTGTGGAACACAATGCGAAACACATTTACTTTGGCACAAGTCAAAGTTTTGTAATCAACAAAGAAGAAGATTTAAAACCTTGGGTAGACATGATGAAATCTCTATTGGATAAAGATTTTTGGGTAACACTTGATTTTGGTATCGAGTACATGGAACAGGTTACAGCCACAGGTTTAATGAGTAGCAAAAAATTCATTCCAATGATCAGTGCCAAAATTCCAAACATCTATAAAATTAATGGAAATGCGACACTGAAGATAGATGATGTCACTTGGGGACATTCAAACACAGGAGTGTGGAGCAGAAACTTAAAAGAGATTACAGATGCGATGCACTACACAGATTGGAAAGAATATGTGGGAGATACAGTAATTGACGTTGACACAAACGAATAAAATTGCTATAATAAACTATGAAAAAACATAAAACATTTATATGGGTAACATTTAAAAAAGAAGGCATTCACAAATATCCTGCGGCATTGGATGATCCAAAACTGGCAACAGGTGATGAATATGATGTGTCTTTTTTAGGCTACCCTCACAGACATATATTTCATTTCAAAGTAGAGATAGAAGTATTTCACAATGATAGAGATATAGAATTTATTCAGTTCAAAAGATGGTTAGAAAAATTGTATGCTGAAAAAACACTACAATTAGATTATAAATCTTGCGAAATGATGAGTGACGACCTGGCTGAAGAAATTGAAAAAAAATATCCAGGAAGAGACGTTATTATTAATGTTAGTGAGGATGGTGAAAATGGGAGTGAAATTATATATCACAAGGAGTAAAATTTGAGTTATATCTCAGGTATTATTGCTTTGGTATGTCTCGCAGGTTATAGTTTAACTATGCCTCATCCGTGGATTGGTGGTGATGAGACTTTGAGTGATATCTATTTCCTTGCCTTTGTGGCTTTCGCGGGACTCACAGCAATTTTACACATGGAAAACAAATGACAATTTATATTGTAGATTTAGAAGCAGTTGACACAAGATACACTAAAGAGTGGAAAGCACACTTGCCTCGACAGATTAAAAAAGCAACCAATCATGAAGTGATCACAATCAGTGGTGGAGATACTCCACAAGCCACAACTCCAGGTGCATTTTTAAACTTTGGTGGTACTAATGTTTACAAAGCCAATCAAATGGAACAGATAGGAACACTGTTTTGTGAAGGCAAGGTAAAAGATGGTGATTATTTTTTATACACAGATGCATGGAATCCAACTGTGTTACAACTGAAGTATATGGCAGAATTATTGAAAGTAAAAATTAAAATAGGTGGTATGTGGCACGCCGGTTCATATGATCCACAAGACTTCTTGGGTAGATTGATCGGCAATGCAGAATGGGTGAGAAACACTGAACAAGCAATGTTTGATGTGTTTGATCATAATTTTTTTGCTACAGACTTCCATATTGATTTGTTCTGTGAAACATTTACAAAAGCAGAACAGTATGTAGGTTTGAATGCACCAAAAGGCAACAAAGTATGTAGAGTTGGTTGGCCCATGGAGTACATGGAAAGCAATTTAGACATGTATCAAAATATGGAAAAGAAAAACATGATTTTGTTTCCACACAGATTGGCTCCTGAAAAGCAACCAGCAATATTTCAAGATTTAAAAAACAGTTTACCACAATATGAATTTGTAACGTGTCAAGAAAGACCTTTAAGTAAAATAGAATATCATAACTTGCTAGGTCAAGCAAAATTAATGTTTTCTGCTAACTTACAAGAGACACTTGGCATCAGTTGGTATGAAGGTGCTATTTTAGGTGTGATTCCAATGATGCCTAACAGATTAAGTTACAAAGAAATGGCTATGAATGAATTCTTATACCCAAGCGAGTGGACGGAGAATATGGAAAGTTATAGGAAAAATAAAAAACAGTTGATTGCTAAAATAGAAGACTATATGGAAAACTATAAAAAGTATGTGCCTGCTGTTTTAAAACAAAAAACAAAACTGAAAGAACAATTCTTTTCAGGTAAAAAACTATATGGAGTAGTATCGAATGGCTAAAAAAGGAACACCTCCAGTACAACAAAACAATTTGGCATCAAATGGTGTGTATGTGCTGATGGAAGAGATCACAATGGAATCTTGTAGAAACTGTTTAACTTGGATTATGAATCACAACCTAGCAGAGAATAGATTACCACAACTTACATTAATAATAAATTCACCGGGTGGCGATGTTCATGCCGCTTTTGCTTTGATTGATACAATGAAAGCAAGTAGTATACCAATTAAAACTGTTGGACTAGGATTGATTGCTTCATGTGGATTTTTAATTTTTATAGCAGGGAAAAAAGGATCAAGAATCTTGACTCCGAATACATCTATACTGTCGCACCAATACAGTTGGGGCAGTGCTGGAAAAGAGCATGAGTTGTACGCAAGAGTTAAAGAGTTTGAATTGAGTACAAACAGAATGATTGAACACTACAAAAAATGTATTGGTATGAGTGAGAAGCAGATTAGAGAAATATTACTTCCGCCACAAGACGTTTGGTTATCTGCCAAAGAAGCAAAGAAACTAAAAATTTGTGACAAAATAGAAGAGTTGTACTAATGCGTGACGACTTGATGGTTCAACAACAAGTTGAAAGCAAATGGCAACACATGGTTGGCGTGATCTGTTTGAATCAAACTAATCGCAAACAAGTAAAAGCAGTGCTACCTAAACTATTTAAAAAGTATCCAGATCCTGTTACATTTATAAGAGGACGCAAAGCAACACAAGAAAAAATTCTTAAACCTTTGGGTATGAATAAAGTAAGAGCAAAAAGATTAAGAAATATGAGTGTTGACTTTTTAAGTTGGGACGGTGTTGATGCTACTGATCTATATGGCATTGGCAAATATGGTTCAGACAGTTATAGATTGTTTTACAAAAACGAGATACCATTAGATGTAAAGGATCACGAATTAAACAGATATATTCAACAGGAGATGAATTTATATGGCAGATAATAACAAACAAAAAGAAATTTGGAGTGTCAGCGATGACTCTCTATCAGGCAGTTGGGCGCCACCGGCAGAAAATTACACAGTCAGTTATGACACGTCAGGAGCAGGCACAGTTGACACAATGGATATAGGCGAAATGATGAGGCAAGATGCTGGCAAAGGAATGGAAAACATGACGTTCGAAGATTACAATATAGTTAAACCTTTTGAAAACGGTGTGCCCAGTTTAGAAAAAATAGACGAGATGTGTTCGGAATATCCATCATTAAAAATTGCTTATGAAAAATTTAAAAATGTTTGGAGAATTTGTTACACAGATTATTGTTCAAAAAATCCAGATGAGGAGAATTTTTAATGGACAATAAAGTTTATTTCACTATGATTCAAATCCGTAATGCTATGGATAAAATTTGTGAGCAAATGGGTAAAGATGGATTTGAACCTGATGTGGTAATGGGTATTAATAGAGGTGGATGTATACCTGGTGTGTATATGAGTCACCGATTACATATTCCGCATGAAGTGTTAGATGTTAGACTGAGAGATCATAAAGCAAAACCAGATATGCGTAATTTAGAAAAAGCCTATGCCTTTCAAAAAAAGATTTTGATTATTGATGATATAAATGATTCAGGAAACACATTCAAATACATCAGAGAAAATTTTGGTGGTGAAGATAGAGTTAAAACAGCCGCATTGATACACAATACACCTAGCAAATTTGACACACTAGACTATTGGTGCTATAATATAAACAAAGAGGAAAATCCGCAGTGGATAGTATTTCCTTGGGAACAGTGGTAATGATTAAAGTAGACACATTAGAAAAAGCACAACAAGACGGCAGAGCACCGTGGAATGATGTTGTGTATGATTTTAAAGACATGGTATGGTACAATGACGGATATCCTGTTACAGAAGGTCACTCATTGATTGTACCTAAAGAAGCAACACAGGAAAGAATTATTAGATGTGTTGAACTAGCAATTAAAATAGGCAATGACAATGTAGCCAAAGGCATTATAGATGGTTACAATGTTGGTATAAATGTGGGCGAAGCCGCAGGACAAACAGTGATGTATCCTCACGTTCATCTTATTCCTAGAAAAAAAGGTGACTGTGAAAATCCAAAAGGTGGTGTACGTCATGTGATTCCTGGCAAGGGAGACTACACTAAAAATGAGTAGATCACTTTTCATAGGCGACAGTCACACAGTAGGATACAAAACTATCGCAGGTAAAATAGGTCCTGGCAGTTTCACATTCTGGAATGACAATAATTACGCAGTAAAATATTCTGAAATACATGATAAAAATATTGTGATATACGCCCAACCAGGAGCAACAAATAATCTGTACACAATTTGGTTGGCTAATATGTTTTCCAAATACAATGATATAGATGAAGTGTTTATATGTTTGGCTCCATTGAATAGAGTAGAATTAAGTTTTGATCCTGATTTAAAACATGAAGTAGATCCATTAGATACATTTACATATGAACATCCTGAATCTACAGAACAGATTAGAAAATATTCTGATCAACCTGTTGCTGGAAATACTGTTCAGATACTACAAAAGCCTGTTGGTGCTGATTATCAAAAAATACCTAGCATTGGTTTTTCTGCAGAACATGGCTTGACATCTCCGGACTTAAGAAAAGATTCTTATATGTCTGTAAAATTATTTTATGAATGTAACACTGTGATAGAAAAAAGAGAATTTTTAAAAAATATGTATATGTGGGACAAGATGTGTACTGAAAACAACGCCAAGTTGTATGTGTTTAATTTTAGAAGCAGAGGTGTGTGGCCCAAAGACACAGATTATTTTGGTAAGATTGATACCTTGAAAAGAGCCAATCAGAGTGTGGAACAACATCTAAATACATTAGGACATAAAGCAGAAGATTATTTTATTGAAGACAAAGAACATTTTAACAATCAATATCATAAACTGATAGCAACAGAATATTTGAAATGGCTAAAAGAATACTAATAGCAGGCGACAGTTTTGGTTGTGAATGGCCCAATGGTGAAGGAATAGGTTGGCCTCTTATACTGGCTGAAAACCATGCTGTAAATAATTTGGCACAGGCTGGAGTGGGCGAATACAAAATACTTAAACAGTTACACAACCTTAGTGCTCATGATCCTTATTGGGTCAACAATTATGATTGCGTGATAGTGTGTCATACCAGTCCAAGCAGAATACACACACCTAAACATCCTGTACATAAACAAGGTTTACACAAAGACTGTGATTTGATATATTCCGATGTTGCGAATAAATTTGATTGGTTCAATCCAAGATTGCGTACAGCCAAAAATTGGTTTTATCATCACTACGATGATGATTACCAAAAAGACCTATACAAAATGGTACGTGAAGAAATAAACCGATTTATACCAATACCATATTTGGCTGTGGATAATTTTAGCATCAGCAACCAATTTGCTAGTGAAAGACACACACTAGATTTAACTGATATTTGGCCCGATCATAGGGGTGTAATTAATCATTATACCGCAGAAGGAAACCAAATTGTACTTAAACAAATTGTTGACAAATTGGCAAAAATTTGTTAATATAATAAAAAAGGAGAAAACTATGTCAAGTAGAGAAATGATTTATGATGCTTTGATTGAACACGCAAAAGGTCATATCAAAAAACACGCGGCGAATGTTGAGATTTATATGGAGAAAGCAGTCGGCGTTGGTGAACATCCTGATATATTAGAAGCAATCGAAAAAGAATTACAAGTGATTGCACAATATCATGATGAGATTGAAGTGTTAGAAAAATATATTAAAAGGTAAGGAATGAAAACATCAGAAAAGATTAGGCAAAGGCTTAAGGAAAAAGACGTGCGATTTCACAGCAATGATAACATTGCTGATTATATTGAAAAAGGCGAAATAGAAGAACTACAAAAAGAAGTTGAAGAATCGTTTTCAGGCGTACTAGATGCTCTAGTAATTGATACTGAAAATGATCACAACACAAAAGAAACTGCAAGACGTGTGGCTAAGATGTATATTCAAGAAATCTTTGCTGGTAGATTTGTAAATCCACCTAAGGTTACTTCGTTTCCTAATATGGGTTATAGAAGTTTATATACAAGCGGTCCGATAAGTGTTAAGTCAACGTGTGCTCACCATTTTCAGAATATTGTAGGAAAATGTTGGGTTGGTATACTGCCGGAGCAGGAAGTAATAGGATTATCTAAGTTTAACAGAATAGTTCATCATATTGCGGAACGTCCTCAGATACAAGAAGAGATGACAACACAGGTGGCAGAAGCATTACAGAAGTATGCTAAGACTCCAAATGTGGCTGTATTGATAAAAGCAGAACATCACTGCATGACACAAAGAGGTGTTAGAGAACACGAATCGGATATGACAACTGCCATATTGCTTGGTGCGTTTGATAAACACGCTCCGTTGAAAAAAGAGTTTTATGACATTTGTTTAAGCATGAAAGGTCACAACAATTGAGTAGTAGATTAAGATACAGTGAAGCATTTTATTCCGTACAAGGAGAAGGACGTTTTGTAGGAGTACCCAGTGTATTTTTAAGAACGTTTGGTTGTAATTTTAGATGTATGAATTTTGGATTGGAAAGACATCCTGATAGAGCAGAAAAATTAAAAAATGGAATCAAATACAATCCAGAAGTAAAAGCACTATTAGATGATGGTGTTTTGGATAAGGTTGACAAGTTTGAAGACTTGCCAATCATACACACAGGTTGTGACACTTATGCCAGTATCTATCCAGAATTCAAAAAATATATGATGGACAAAACTATTGACGAAGTGGTGGATCATGTGTTATCATTAACTCCTGAAGGCAAGTGGACAATGTCTAATGGACAAGATGTACATTTTATACTTACTGGAGGAGAACCTTTGTTGGGATGGCAGAGGTTTTATGTAGATTTATTTGAACATCCTAAAATGAAGGATTTGAAAAATGTTACTTTCGAAACAAATACAACGCAGACTTTACACAAGGATTTTGAAGACTATCTCAGAAAACAAGACAGATTCCAAGTCACTTGGAGTTGCTCTCCAAAACTTTCCGTATCAGGTGAGCCTTGGCACACTGCTATCAAACCTGAAATTGCTCTTTCTTATTATAGGATTCCTAACTCTCAAATGTATTTCAAATTTGTGGTTGCTGATGCAACCGATGTTGATGAAGTTACAAAGGCAGTTGCCGAATACAATCAAGTGGGAATCAACGTTCCCGTTTATATCATGCCATTGGGAGGCAGATCAGAAGAATACAAACTCAACACAAAAACAGTTGCCGAGTTGGCAATGGCAAGAGGATGGAGATATACTCCAAGACTCCATGTCGACATATTCGGAAATGCCTGGGGGACTTAAACACTTGAAGGAAGAAGAAAGACTTAAAAATGTATCGGAGGTAAAAAAATGGATATAATGAAAAAAATAAAAGAAGTAAAAGACAAGTTTGTAAAAAAGAAAGAAACTACTTCTGAAGAAATCAGTAAAAATCCTAAACTGGACGCACTGATGAAAGAAAAAGAAGAAGCAACTAAAAAAGGTGAGGCTTGGGTTGCTGTGCTGGACACTAAAATAAATGAAGAAAATATAAGAAATGGATTTTTTGAATTGGATTGGAATAACGAATTCATTGAAAAACTATTAGATGCAGGCTACAAAGGCGAATCAAATGAACAAATTGTTGATGCTTGGTTTAGAACAATAGCAAGAAACATACTTCAAGAAGAAGGTTTAGATCCAACAAGAGGTGCTGGATATATCAACACAAAAAATCTAAGTGACGACAAATCAGAAATAAGTTAAAGGAGAATAAAATGACAGATGACAGATCAGAAGACGCAACATATGAGAATGAATCTACACGTGATACTACTCCAATGGTGCGTATATCAATTAGAGAATATGATGCTTTAAGAGATCAAGCAAAAGAGGCTGGCAAGTACATTACAGATCCCAGTTTGATCAGTATCATTGATAAAATTGAAGAGTTGACTAGAGCATTAAGAAAGCATATTGTAAGAAAATACTAATGAATTACATTCTTGTAGATACAGCAAACACTTTCTTTAGAGCCAAACACGCAATACAAAGTGATTTGGATTCTAAAATAGGTATGGCTCTACATATCACACTAAACAGCATTAGAAAAGTGTGGCAAGACTTTAAAGGTGACCATGTTGTATTTTGTTTAGAAGGTAGAAGTTGGCGTAAAGACTTTTACGAGCCTTACAAAAGAAATAGAAAAAATGCCAGAGATGCCAGAACAGAAAAAGAAGTAGAAGAGGACGAAGTGTTTTGGGAAACATTTGACAACTTTAAAGAGTTCATTGAAACAAAAACAAACTGCACTACATTACAAAATCCTAAACTTGAAGCAGACGATTTAATTGCTGGCTGGATACAAGCACATCCTAATGATAATCATTTTATAATAAGCACAGATGGAGATTTTGCTCAATTGATTGCTCCTAATGTATGTCAGTATAATGGTATTACAGAAACAACAATTACACATGAAGGATATTTTGACAATAAAGGCAACAGAGTAAAAGATAAGAAAACAGGAGAAGATAGACCGGCTCCAGATCCACAATGGTTATTATTTGAAAAATGTATGAGAGGCGATACTGCTGACAATGTGTTTTCAGCATATCCAGGTGTGCGTACAAAAGGCACAAAGAAAAAAGTTGGTTTACAAGAAGCATTTGAAGATAGAAATTCAAAAGGATACAACTGGAATAATATGATGCTTCAACGTTGGGTTGATCACAATGGTGATGAACATAGAGTAATGGATGATTATCAAAGAAATGTAACTCTATGTGATTTGACAGCACAACCTGAGGAAATTAAAGAATTGATAAAAGAAACAATCAATAGTGTCAAAAGCAAGTCAATTGAACAGGTAGGATTAAAATTAATAAAATTTTGTGCTAAATGGGATATGCAGAAGATAGCAGAATATCCTCAAACATATGCTGATCCATTAAACGCAAAATATAAAATAAAAGAGGAGGCAATAGCATGACAATTAAATTTTATGCCAAGCCAATACTAGAAAATAGATTCTGGATATTAGAATCAAATGGTGAAAAAGTAGGAACAATATGTAAACAAGAAGACAGAAGATATATGTTTAGTTGTTCAGATGGCACAAGAATATTTGATACTCAACAACAATTACAGAAGAATTTTAATGGTGATTGGATGTGGGGTTCATCAATAAGTGCTCCAAAAGAAGAAAAAGAAAATGAAGATAATTCTGTGTACGATTATCCTTCAAAATTTAAACCATTCAATATGGTGTTTGATGTAAAACGTAAATTACCTTTGTTTAACAAAAGCAAAAAATCAAAAAGTTTATATTGTGCCGGATATTACATTATCAAATTTGAAAAAGGTTGGGTAAGAAGTTATTGTCCCAAACTGTTAACTTTAGACATATATCCATTTAAAGGACCATTTAGAACATCACTAGAAATGAAAACGGAGTTGAGCAATGCCAACAAAAGAACCTATTAATACAGCAAGTCTACAGCAATTTATTCAACAAGTCAAAGGTGCTGATCTCAGCAATCAAAAAGAAGTGCGTTTAGACATTAATACAGCCAAGCAAGTCACATACAGCCTAGCCACAGTGTTGGCCCGTTTAGCGGGTGATTATGAGGGTCTAATGACACAAAAAACAAGCACAGAAGCAGAAACGATAGAAGTTAAAGTAGACGGCGGTAACTTATAATACTTTCAAATTTAGATAAATACTCATATAATATGAGTAGACCTAAACCGACTATACTACTAGAACACACAGATCGCAAATCTTACAAGAGCGAACAGATCCTAGCGGCTGAAGGCATCTGGGCAGTGTTTTACAAGAACAAACCATTCAATTTAAAATCGGCAAATGTGCTGAATAACTACCCGGGTCCAAAATACAAGAAAGTATCGTTTTCAAATCCTGGACACGCATTCAATCTAGCCAAAAAGATGAACACCATGTTCAACACTGAAGACTTCACAGTGGTCAAATTGACCCAG